AAAGACAGAATTAAACCAACTAGCACCCATGACACCTTGGAAGATGCAGAAAAAGCCGCAAAAGAAAGAAGTTCTGGTTTATTAAAGATGTCTAAAGGCGGTAAAATTAAATCTGCATCCTCTCGTGGCGATGGTATTGCAGTTAAGGGTAAAACCCGTGGAAAGATTTGTTAATTATGGCTAAGAAAACCAAACGCTTTAACGAAGGTGGTGTATACACCGGAGATGATCCTATTGTTAAATACCGTATGGGTATGATTGACGCCAAGGGTAACGACCTTACTAAAAAAGCTGAACCAAAGGCTGAATCAAAGGCTGAAGCAACGGTTGAAACCGAGACTAAGCAAGGTCAAAATAGAATGATTGACGATGCTACTCGTGAAAACGCCTTGAGAGAAAAAGCACCAAGATTTGTACGTAAGGCAAGTAATCCAAAAACCATTAATCCAGACAGATTGGTTAGAAAAGACATTTTAAATCAGTTTCCAAACGGAAGCGGTTTTGTAAGATACCCAACAGACTATGACGATGCTGGATATAAAAAGGGCGGTAAAGTAAAGTCCGCTTCAGCCCGTGCCGACGGTTGTGCTATTCGTGGAAAAACAAAGGCTTAATCATGAGTAAATTAAACGCTTTACTTCCCGCTGCGTTTATGGGCGCTGCAGTTGCCCCAGCAGTGTATAAAGACGTAACTTCTGGACTTACAGCAAAAATGCGTAATGACAAAGAAGACAAAGAAATGTCTAAGGAAGAAGAAATTAAGCGTAAAAAAGAACCCTCTGAAGGTGGTACAAATAAAGTAGCCGCAGAAAACAAAGCCATGAAAAAGGGTGGTAAAGTGTCTTCCGCTTCTTCCCGTGCAGATGGATGTGCTGTTAAAGGTAAAACCAAAGGACGTATGGTATGAGATCAAGTCGTGGTATGGGTGACATCGCCTCTTCTAAAATGCCTAAAGGCAAAAAGAAAGCCCGTAGGGATAACACGGACTTTACTCAGTACGCCGAAGGTGGTAAAGTCAATGCCGCTGGTAACTACACAAAACCTGAAATGCGCAAGCGTATTGTTTCTGAAGTTAAGTCAGCCGCAACACAAGGTACTGGCGCAGGTCAATGGTCAGCCCGTAAAGCACAGTTAGTAGCTAAGAAGTACAAAGCTGCTGGTGGTGGGTATAAATAATGTTTAAATGGCTTTGGAGGTTACTTGGTGGCACTAGCAAAATCACAACGAAGTCTGAAAGCGTGGGGCGACCAGAAGTGGACAACCAAGAGCGGAAAGCCGTCGTCAGAAACAGGCGAGCGGTACCTGCCAAAAAAAGCAATACAAGCGCTAAGCCCGCAGGAGTACGCAGCAACAACAAAAGCAAAGCGAGCGGGAAAAGCACAGGGAAAACAGTTCGTGCCCCAGCCAGCAAAAGTCAAAGCAAAAGTAAAACCGTACAGAAAAGTTAAATAATGGTAAAAAAGTTTGATCCGGAGGGTAAAGACTACGACTACCAAACGGCTTTAGCTTATGGTATGGGTCCGACTGGGACTAAGTCAAACGCAGGTCATTGGGGATCTGTTGCGCCTACATCAGACGATGAGCGCATAAAAAACGACTTACCTGAAGATAGCTATGTACTGCTAAAAGGGGCTAAACATGAGACAATGCACAAAGCTGTTAAAGCAGAAAAAGAACGTGGATCTAAAGTAGAGAAACGTGGTGAAAGGTACTATTCAATTCCAGTAACCCAAAAGAAAAAAGGCGGGGTAATATCTGCTTCCAGTAGGGCTGATGGAGTTGCACAACGAGGAAAAACTCGTGGAAAGATTTGCTAAATGGCAACTAATGGCGGAACAGCGTTTAATCTAGACCTCAACGAATTAGTTGAAGAAGCATTTGAACGTGCTGGTTTAGAGCTTCGCACGGGATACGACCTACGTACTGCCCGTCGTTCATTAAACTTGATGACCATTGAGTGGGCTAACCGTGGCATCAACCTATGGACCATTGAGCAGGGTCAGATTGTGTTAGCAACTGGTCAGGCTTCTTATCCGTTCCCTGTAGATACTATTGACCTGTTAGACCAAGTAATCCGCCAAAACAATGGCACGACTAACCAGATCGACATTAACATTAGCCGTATATCTGAGTCTACCTATTCAACCCTGCCAAACAAGCTGGCACAGGGGCGTCCAATTCAGGTGTGGATCAACCGTCAGTCTGGGCAAACAAACCCAACCACGGCCCTCCTAGACGGCAACATTAGCTCTACAACAACTACAATTACCCTGACTTCAGTTACCGATGTTGCCTCAAATGGTTTTATTTCTATTGATAGCGAAACTATTTACTATGCTAACGTCAGCGGTAACCAGCTATTAAACTGCGCCCGTGGACAGAACGGTACTACTGCAGCAGCTCATACTACTGGCGCTGCAATTACTAATGTAAACCTACCGTCAATCAATGTATGGCCTACCCCAGCAGCTCCAGGTAACCAATATACATTTGTGTACTACCGCCTGCGCCGTATTCAAGATGCTGGAACTGGCGTTACAGAACAAGACATCCCATTCCGTTTTTTACCGTGCATGGTTGCTGGTTTAGCTTATTATATTGCTATGAAAAAGCCAGAAGTGCCGGGAGACCGGGTATTGGCCCTTAAAGCCGCTTATGAAGAGCAGTTTCAGTTGGCAGCAGACGAAGACCGTGAAAAAGCTTCTATTCGTTTTGTGCCCCGTGAAATGTTCTATTGAGGTTATGAATGCCATCAAAATTTTCATCCGGCAAGTATGCAATTGCAGAGTGCGACAGATGCGGTCAACGGTATAAATTAAAAGAATTAAAGAAACAAGTACTTAAGACTAAGATGTACAATATCAAGGTCTGTCCTACTTGTTGGGATCCAGATCAACCACAGTTACAGTTGGGTATGTATCCAGTTAATGACCCACAGGCTGTGCGAGATCCAAGACCTGATGTAAGCTATGTGCAGTCTGGTACTAGTGGTTTGCAGATTAATATTAATGGTGGCACTGGAACTAATGGTTTTGGTGAGCCAGAAATGGGTAGTAGAATATTTCAGTGGGGTTGGAATCCAGTAGGCGGCGCAAGATTGTTTGACACCGCTTTAACGGAAAATGACTTGATAGGTAATACACAACTTGGTACAGTAACGGTAGATATAACTTAGGAGTAAATCATGGGATTTAAAAAAGACGCAGATGGCATCACTAAAACAGGTAAAACTAATCCAAAGGTTTACCCTAATGACGGCCCAAAAGTAATTCAAAACGGTCCAAAAACTAACACAAGTTCTTTAAATAAGAACATGAAAGCTATGGGTCGTAATATGGCTCGTTGTGCTAATCAAAGAGGTAGCTAATCATGGCTAAATTTTCTAAAAAAGTAATGGGTAAAGAAGTTGGCGATGCTGAAGTTTATGCAGAGCCACATACCATGAAAGGCACTGCAATGAGCGCAAAAGATGCAATGCTAGCTGTTAGCCGTAAACCTGATCCAACTCGCCAAGTAGCGGGTGATTTTAGACCCGGTCAACCAGCAGCTCGTGTTAGCCTAGGCGATCCAGATCGTGATGATGTTAAGACCGATGGAATTACTATGCGTGGTTATGGTGCTGCAACTAAAGGCATCAAATCTAGAGGACCAATGGGCTAATGAATTACGCAGAACTTTTTCAGCAAGTACAAGCGTACACAGAGAATATATTTCCTGATACGTTTGTAGAGCTGTCTGGTGGTAATACGAGTACGGTTAATGTAACCACTCAAATTAACACTTTCATTGAGCAGGCTGAAGAGCGGATATACAATACCGTTCAGATTCCCTCTTTGCGTAAAAACGTTACAGGTAATTGCTCTGCTACAAGTAAGTATCTAGCTTGCCCAAATGACTACTTATCTACCTATTCATTGGCGGTTATTCAGGCGGATGGTAGTTATGAATACTTGCTAAACAAAGACGTTAACTTTATCCGTCAAGCTTATCCAGATCCAACAGCTACGGGTTTACCCCGATATTACGCTTTGTTTGGTTCTAGATTAAACGACCCTAATGAGTTAACCTTTATTCTTGGCCCAACACCAAACGCTGCTTATGGCGCTGAACTGCATTATTTTTATTATCCAGAGTCAATTGTTACTGCTGGTACGTCATGGCTTGGCGATAACTATAGTCCTGCATTGCTTTATGGCTCTTTAGTTGAAGCTTATACCTACATGAAGGGCGAACAAGATATGTTAGCCACGTATAATAGCAAATACCAAGAAGCAATGACGCAGTTGAACCGTTTAGGAACCGGACTTGAAAGAGGCGATGCCTATAGAGACGGGCAAGCTAAGATTGCAGTAAACCCGTAACACCACTTATTTTTTAGGAGCAAAAATTGGCAATTACCCAAGCAATGTGCGACTCGTTCAAGGTGCAAATCCTTGCCGGTCAACAAAACTTAACATCAGGCGCAACGGCTGTATATAAGATAGCGCTATACACAAGTGCAGCAACATTA